GGTTCTGCTGCCACGCGCCAGTGAACGGCTCCAGGATGCGCCACCAGCCGCCGCGTTGCGAGGGCACGGACAGCATGGCCGAGCCGCGGTCGCCGAGCCGTTTGATCTCGAAGCCGAAGAGCTTCATCTAGTCCTCGGGCTGCATGTCGCGGCGCCGGTAGGTGCGTCGCGTGGGTCGCGCGGGACCGGCTTCTTCGCCGGTATCGAGGGATTCCACAGCACGCAGACTTCCTATGAGGATGAAGGCGCGCGCGGTCTTGTCGGGGAGATCGAACATCTCGCCGACGCGATGCTTGCCGAAGGCCTTTTTTACCGGGGTGACGCGCATGGCGGCTCCGAAAAAAGGGAGCCCCCTTGCGAGGGCTCCTGGGAGTGGGACGCGAGAATCAGCACGAGGCCGGCATTCCGTCGATCCACTGGATCGCGCCGGAACGGCGCAGACCCCACCAGATGAAACGCTCGGCACGTAGCGCGATCGAGTTGGTCGTATACATCGAGACCATCGTCGACGCCGTCGGCGTGCTCGAGTTCTGCGTCGGGGCATCAACCATTTCGATCGAAGCCTCGGTCGAGCTATCGACCGTCACGCTGCCGTCGTCCGCGAGCCACACCTCGGACTCGTCGACGAGGATGAACGGCGCACCGCCCGAGCCGCCGTTGTTCGCGAGGTACTGCGAGGTTCGGATCGGAATGCCGTCGAGCGTGCCGCGCCCATCGGCGGTGACGCCGGGGAACGCCGCCTGACCGAGGGCGTTGCGCATGAACGCGAGATTGCGCGCAACCGCAGGCGTCGTGTAGTAGGCCGGACGCGCACCGAGGTTGGTCGTGTCCCACGGCGCCCAGAGGCGCAGCAGCGCGCAACGAATTGAGTCCTCGTCGACCGTACCCGTCGGACCCGCGACCGGCGAGACGCCGTTCAGGAGGCCGGCCGGATTGACGTTCGCGACCGCGGCGACGTCGGGATCGAAGAGATCCTGATCGAGGCGCGCGATGACGGCGTCGGCGAGCGAATCGCGAACGAGCGTTTCGGCGTTCGGATCGGAGAAGCGCGCGAGCTCCTGCGTGATGACAGCAATCGCGGCCGCCTTCGTGAACTGCGAGGTCTGCGCGTTGAAGTCGAACTTCGTGACGGGCTTGCCCTTGGCCTGCCCGACCCAATAGCCGGTGCCGCCGCTGGTCTGACCGCCGATACGGACATTGAAGGGGATCGGGCGGAATTGCGCCTGACCGATCAGCGTACGCGGACGGAGATACGTGACGAAGTCGCCGCCGAACGTGTTCGCGTAGACGAGCGGAGCCGCCCACGTCGAGTCGGTCGTGTTGCCGGCGGGAACGCTCGCCTTGAGCTTCATGATCGCCGCGAGGTCGGCGCCTTCGCTCTGCGCCTTCAGCGTCTTCACGATGCTTTCGGTCTGCGGATAGAACTTCTCCGCGAGACGGAACGCCTTTTCCTTGTTGCCTTCGGCGTGGAGGAGACACATCGCATAGCGCGCGAACGCGATGCCGGGCTCGAGCTTCTCGACCTGCTTCAGCGAGAGGTCGGAACGGCTCTGCAACTGCGCCGGGGTGTTGATGACCTGTGCCGCCTTGGTCGTGCCGTCGACCGGCGCCGCCGTCGCAACGTCGAGCGCCTGCAGCTTCTTCGTGCGTTCGATGTTTGAGTCGATGGCCTTAATCTCGACGTCGAGCGTATTGAACTCTTCGTCTTCCGCCGTGTTCGGCGTGCGATCCTCATCCATCGCCTTCTGCTGGATCGCCTTCATGCGCGCGATCTTGTCGACGCGCGTCGCCTCGAGCGAGGCGATGTGGTCCGAATAGCTTTTCATTTCCGCAATTCCCTGTTCAGTGTTTGGGATTTGCGCAGCCCTTTGGCCCCGACAGCAAAGCAGGGCGATGCCTGCGTATTACGTCTTCAGTAGAACGCTTCCAGTATTGCATTTGATGAGCTTGATCGCACCGCCTGCCTCGGCGTTGCGGATGCTGCGAATGAGTTCGTGCGATGGCAAGGCGCCGTCCAGCGATTTCACCGCCGAGATGATCGCCTCCGGCAGCGCCGGCACGGAAACCGGCGAGAGCTCGTAGATCTCGATCTCCTGATACTCGATGCCGCCGTCTTCCTTGAAGGCGTACTTGATCGGCTTGAAGCCGATGCTGACCGCGCGGACGACGCCGTAGCTGATCTCCGACCACGCCATGTCGACGCGGTCGCGGAATCGGCCGGGCTCCTCGACAATCGGGATCTGCGCCTCGAAATTGATGCCCTTCGCCGTGGGCTTCGAGAGCGTCGCCTGCCCGATCGGCTGATCGGTGTCGTGCATACGCAGCAGCACGATGGGATTCTTGAACGAGACGCCGAGCGGGTTGATCGTGTCGTTGACCCGATCGGTCGCCGGGGTGGTCGCGACGCCGGAGAAGATGCGCTTCTGCGCGTCGATCGCCTTGGTCGTCAGAAACCCGTACGCCCGCTTATTGTCCATCGCTCTCCCCCAGCATGCGCGCGAGCTTCGCGCGGGCCTTGACGCAGAGCCTGCCCTCGGACTTCTTGCAGAGCCAGCGCACCAGTCGGCGCGCGCGGTCAATGCAGGCTTGGCAGGCCATCGGGCGTCATCCTACCGTAAACAGCACCAAAGGTTTGCGGATCACCACTTCCTTCGTCGCGGCGTGGCCGATCGCCATCGCGAATGCCTGCGCCCCATCGATGCGCCCCGTCGCCTTTGACTTGTCGAGTTTCCGGTTGCCGGCCGGGTCTTTCGTGACGACCGCGTTGGCGAAGCACATGCGAAGAATCGGGTTACCGCCGTGGCGAATCTTGCCCGAAATGAAGAGGCCTTCGAGCGCATCCAGTGCCGGCGACATCGATTTGAAACCCTGCCCGAACTCGACGAGCGGCAGCTCGCGCTCGAGCAATTGCAGCTCGCGCTGCAGCCGTGAGATGTTCCAGCGATCGAAGACAATGGCCTCAAGGTGGCACTCGTCGGCAATGTCGCAGAGCCGCTTGGCGACGAAAGCATAGTCCACTTCCTCGCCCGGCGTCAGCGTCAGCCAGCCTTGGTCGGCCCAGACGTCGTACGGCACGCGATCGCGGCGCGACCGTTCGGCGAGCCCGAACGCCGGCGCAAAGAAGTCGGCGCGCACGTGCCAGATCCCGGCATCATCGCGCGCAGTCGACACGAGCGCGGTCAAGTCGAGCCGGGATGAAAGGTCAAGCCCCACGAAGACCGGCTTCGTACCGAGCACCATTGGATCGATCGGCTCTGCGCACTTGTCGTAGGTCGTCCTCGAAATGAATGGCGACGACGTGTTGACGCGCTGATTCAGCACCAGGTTCCGGAACGCGGCCTCCGCCGACGGCATGCGCGCGGCGTCGCGCGCCATCTTCATCACGGCCTCGCGGTTCATGAACACGTCGTAGTGCGGATTGCAGGCGCGGATCGTCGCCTCCTCGAACGGCGGCGCATCGACCGGCGCCGAGTACTGCACGACCTTCACCGTCGGATCGGCGCCGAGTAGGGCGTCGTCGATGAGGATCGAGAGTAAGTCGCCATCGGTCGGCGCCTGGGTCGAGATGATGATCGATAGCGGATCTTCCTGCGCGCCCTTCGCGGTCTCGAGCGCCTCGTATAGGTCAGACCGCGGGCCGCGCACCTGCCCCAGTTCGTCGTGCACGATCAGCGCCGGAGAGAGACCGTGCGCAGTCGGTGCGTCTGAAGAGAGCGCCTTGTACACCGTGCCTAGCTCGGCGCACTCGAGCTCCTTGAGCGTGTCGCGCGGTTTGATGAACGCGCGGAGATCCGCATCCATGCGTACCATCTTCGCCGCTAACTTGTAGACGATTGCCGCCTGATCGCGCGATTGCGCGGCGGAGTTTAGCTGCGAGTTCGCCTTCGCCTCGGGGCCGCAGAGGTGCAAGAGCAGCAGCATAGAAGCAAATCCGCTCTTCCCATTTTTACGCGGCATCGTGAGTATGAAGAGCGACGTAGGTGTGTCATAGATGATCGATAGCCATTCACGTTCATCATCCGTAAGCCGCACAGGCTGGCCGACTAACTTCCCCTCCGGCACGCGGCAATATTGCTCGAGCCAGGCCGCATTGCGCGCTGACCTAGAGCCTTCCATCACGCGACCTTATCGCCACTCCACGGCCTCGCGCCGGCAACGCCCTTCGGCGCCTTCTCGCCCTTCGCAATCCGCGCGCTCGGGCAGAGCCGGAGCTTCATGGCGAGCTGCGACATCGTCGACGCCTGCTGCGACATCATCGCGACGGCGGGGTTCGGGAACCGGTAGCCCTTCTCGCCATCGAGGATGACGCCTTCGCGCTCGACGATCTCGGTGCATTCGCGGTGGATCGCGGCCGCCGCGCAGAACGCGGTCAGCATAGGAACATCGCTCGGACGAAAGTAGGAAGCGGGCAGCGAGTCGACGATCGCCACCCATTCGCGCGCCTGCGCGGGTGTTAGGCATTCCGGCGCTTGAAGCCGGCTAGTGGGGTCGCCTGCTAGGGATGCGGTCATGATTTTGGCCTGTAAAGTGGAAATTTTAAGCAAGAAAAG